TTTGGTATAATTCCAATAAAACTTTGGATCGCAATTGGTCTTATGTTAGCCTATGAATTATATATGACTATCTTCCCAAGTGTTGGAGATATAACAGCACATTTTGTTCATGTAGCGGGAGCTGTGGTAGGTGCGTTATATTATGTACTATTTTTACGGAAACATAGATAAATTATTATATATAACATATATGGATTTTATATTAGGGATTGCGTTAGGAATTGTTTTATTGGGAATATTTAGAGTAGCTTACCAAGCTACTCAAGAGTATGATATATTGAATAAACCATTAACTCTTTTCATAAACTCAGACATTTCGGCATTCACATTCGTTGAGCGAAAGAATAATTTAGTTAAGATACAATATGATAAAGATTGTTATTTAGCCGTTATGCTTGATTCGAAGAGTGTGAATGTTTTCATGGACGATAAGCTAACAGTATATCAAGTTGATGATAATAAAAAGAAAATGGACTACCTGTTCGATAAATTAGTGAGTGGGTTTAATAACGAGGTATATACCAATATCACAAAATTGAATGGTAATATTTTCTCGAATAATCTACTAATAGACAGCAACCATAACCCTGATGATTTCGAAGGAATCAATGAAGTTATAAAATCCAAATTAGCTAATAAATATGTACCATCAGTTAATGATATTTTAGATAAGATTGGTAAAACAGGTATGGCTAGTTTAACAAAAGAAGAACTGGACATTCTTAATGCCCAAGAAGATAAATAAATTATTATGAATATACGAAAAATGAAAAAAGAGATTAAAAAACTTGATGAAGGTCGTACTAAAAGACTAGCATTGGATAATTTAAAATCTATAAAAGAATGGAGTAGAATTGATCATTCAAACAGTAAAAGTAATATGAGAATATTAACTGGTAATTTCTGGCGTAGAGGTGATTTTATAAGCTTTGATTAACTTATATTCCTAGTTTTTCTAATTCCAGTTTTCTATATTTACTCAATTCCATAAAATGTTTAGTATCATATGTGAAAGATGTGTGGGGAGAGGTGGGAATTCTATAAAACGTTTTATATAGACCATTCCTATAAACCGTTTCTTTCTCCCCTCATATGTTCTATATAAAGTTAAGCCATATGTGCTATCATCTATACAGACTATCCTCATTACATCATTAGATTTAATTCGACAAACTTATCATAATCAAGAATTGGTGCATACATAAGCCATTCTATACTGCTTATGAATAGTATTAGTTCCTTATCGCCTACCCACTCACCATTCATTTTTTTCCGACAAACCAATTCCAATATAACATTTATTACTAACGAAATATCGGTACCAACTACATCCTCATTGATGTTTATAACTTCTTTATTGACTAAAAAAGATTTAAGGCTCGATAATCTAGTGTATATTTCTTTATCTGATAGATAATATTTTGGCTTAGCTGCTATAAATGCATATGATATATCACCAATTGATATTTTATCAGTAGTTGGTAAAAATTCAGAACCGCTTATCATCATACTTACAGCTAATTTTCTATCAATCATATCAAAATTTTTATAAAATTCGATATATGCTTCTCTGTTGAATCCTTTAATTAGACTTGAAGGAATAATTTCTATACTAACTTCTTTATGTTCATCTACTAAATGATTTAATTCGTGTGATATGGAAGTATTATTGTATTTATAATCAAGGTCATGTAACATAATATAATCTTGATTGGTTACAGGATCAAATTTATAAGACAGTAGAGAAGTTACATCACTTTTTAACCAACGACTATCTCCTTGATATCTATAGTTAAAATTATTTATCCTATCCACCAATTCTTTTTTATTTAGAATTATTTTAGAACTATTTACTTTATTGATTACTCCGTTTTTTGTTTCTCTTAAATTTTCTAAACCACCGACACTATCAAGTTTTTTCAATGCAATAGATGTTGCTTGATTGAATATAGGTTCTAATATGGGTTTTGTGTATTCATATGGTATTTGCCAAAATATTGTCCATAAAATAACGAACACCGAGAAAGCCCAAAATACTACATTCTTCCAGTTCCATTTTGTTCTAATACTATTTACCATAATTCATTTACGTTTGCCTCTCCCTCTATTTAAGGTATGAGTCGGTTCATATTCATTTTTGTCTGCCCATTTAGTAATCTCTTCTGTGTAATCTCCCGATTTGAATTCAAAATTAAATGGTGTGTGTTTAGTTAAAGCTTTCCCTTTATTGTCAGTTACTTCGATTAAATGTATTTTAACTGAAGTGTGCCATATCTTCAAAGTAGCTGTTTTCTCTACTTGTAACCAACCTTTATTATAAGTAGTTTGATATACAACCAAAGAACATAGTTCTTTTATAAGTTCTATTTTATTTACATTGGAATTCATAGTTAGTTATATATAAATAAGAAAAAGGATAAATTTACTAAAATTTATCCTCTTTTCCTAAAAAATCTGCATTAAAATGTATATTAAGTGTTTCTTAAATATATTTTACGTTCTGATCTATTAATCGCTAATACTTTAACGCCTAATTCGTCACCACTTTTCAGATCCTTAACCTCTGGTGTTTGCTCAGAGCTATGAATAAGCCCTAAAGTTTCATGGTCTAGGATAATTAATGAACCAAACGGTTTATGGTCTTTAATCGTCCCAGTTAAATTCTGTCCGATAGATATACTATCCCATAAAGAGGTAGTATGCACTTGGGTTAGAATTATTCTATTACCTTTGATGATTTCCTTCACATTAAATGTAATATCATCACCTTGTTTAATATCATCAAAACTTTCTTTAAGTTCATCAGTTAGATTACTCCTATGAATCATTCCAGTTAAACAATCATTGAACTCTACAAAGACTCCAAATTTTGCTGTTCCTGTTACTGATCCAGTGTAATCAGTAACAGTATCTAAATTGTCCATATATGCTGGAATCAATTGCTTTAGATATTTTCTACGAGAAACAATCCAAGTTCCTTTATCTTCTACATACGATTCAACACACATTTCCAATTCTTTACCTACTAATGCCTCTTTTTCATCATCATGGATTTTATTCACACCAGCTAATATCTGAGGTAAGAAAGATTTTATCTCACACCCTCCGACTTTGATAGTGCAATTATATCCAGCACCAGTTAATTTATCTACTTTCACGTTAATGAAAAAATCATCTTTCATGTTCTTCAACATTTCAAATGCTTCTTCTCGGTAGATGCGAGAAACACTGCCATCAATACTGAAATGCTTTTCATCTGTTATTTTCATAACAACGACACGCATTATGTCGCCCAATTCAGCTTGCACGAAGAAATTAGATTCCTCCGTAGTTTTTAGCACTCTTACTAAATCTTTAAAATCAGCATCTAATAAAAAGTGAGTGAAATCCTCACCTACATAAACAGCGTCATGTACGTATCCTGGTTTGGGAACTTTAACAGTTTCCATTGCGATTTTGAATATGTCTTTATCTCCGTAATCAGGGATAGTTTCTTCTTCAAAATAGCTCAAATCAGGTACTCTAATTACCTCTTGTTCTATTGTTGTTTCTGTTGATTCGATAGTTTTAGTTTCTTTAATTTTTGTTATTATCTCCATATATTTGTTATTTAAGTTATTCTTATAGTAATGGTATTATTATTTGTTTAAATTATTATTTCAATATTCTTCTTTAACATGTAATCTCTTAGTTTAGCTGCATCTTCAAATTTCTCACTAGTTAGTAAATTAAATAATTGTTTATTAAGTTCCTTGACCAATTCTGGATCGGGAACAATTTTATCTTTAATATCTTCCTTTATTAATTTCGCAAAATATGAATGCATTTCTTCATAGTTTGTAAAATTCATATCGTTCGATTCAGAGAATAAAGTATTATTTAGTTTCTCACTTTTTAATATGAGGTCTTTAAATTCAGTTGTAAAACAATCATTGTCTATTAAATACTTAGCCAAATGATTAGGTCTATTATTGAACAACTTTAGTAATAATGATAAATTGTCTTCGAATTTTTTGTAATCCATATATCTATTTCTTTTCAAAACTTACGTTAAAATAATACTCAAATGTGTATTCTTTACTATCTTGTTGTTGGGTAAAGAATATTCTCGACATTGATTTATCTTCAGTGAAGATAATTCGTGTATTCGAAAATTTATTATCTTCTGATTTTATGTTAGAATCATAATTTGTTTCGAATCGTGATGTATTATTCTCAGTTAATGGTATATATTTAATAAAAAAGTCAATACTTTTATACTGATATCTATCAATTATATTATTGTCAATGTATTTGTTTATAGATTCATTTACTGATTTTGTTTGAGTGTCTTTATTTGTTATAGACTCGAAGATACGATTATTTTTTATATTAGCAAAGATATAATTCTTTAAAATTTGCCTTAAATCAATTTCTAATACCCATTTAGTCTTATAATTTTTCTCATCATCTGTTTGAGTATCATCAAATCCAAATTCATGATTGGCTAATTTATCAGCAGATATAGAATATAAGTTAGAATCTAAATTTAATTCTTGTGTTAAATCTAATTGTTCACCAGTTGATTGTTGGTAATATACAATATCTCGCTTATCCAAAACAATGTCATTTTCTATATACATCATTTTAGAACCAAGAAATGATCGTTGCTCAACCATATTTAAACTACCTGGTACAGATTCATAAATATACTCTGGTGATATGCCCTTCTTTCTCATAGTATTAGTTATTCTTTATTGTTTTTTTATAGTACCTAGTATCCCAAGTCGATTTGAATATGTTATGATTGTCTATAAAATATCCTATCTCATCTACTTGTGGGTAGATAGAACGGTATGTATCATCATCAATTCTAAGTAAATTAGAATCTCCTACCTTTGATTTAACCATCTCTCTGATTTCTCCGAATTTCTCAAATCCATCATTAAAATTGTATTTATCATCATCGATATTATTAAAGATACTAATATTATTGAATATAGGCGAATATAATCCATTAAATCTATATAAAATATCTGTTTTATCTTCGTGTCCAAAGATATCTAACCTTTCATACTCATATGCCACATAGCTATTACTATAATAATCTACCTGAGAAACATCATTCAATTCATTGTTCTCCAATATCTTTTTAGTTTTCAAAATATTTTCATTTATATTAACAGCCTTTAAATTCAAACTGTGACTATAAATCTCTATCTCAACAGGACTTTCCATCTGTAAAGCATAAGGAAGGTCTTCTATGTTGGATATATCATATTTAGTATATGTCCCATCCGTTTCAATAACATAATAATTCAATGGATTAATAAACCCATTTAATAAAGTGATATTATTTATCATCTCTATAAAATTGGATGCAACTATTTGTTGTAACTCTGGACAATATAAATCATCCCTCTTTACATTATATGTAGAAGCTATATTATCATTGAAATATAATTGTATTAAAATATTATTCCATTTCTTATTGATATAAATATTCACACCATTATCGAGTATGGATAAGTTCTTAGATACAATATACAAATTATTATTGAATCTCACAACATTATTCAAATTATATGGGAGTTTTGCAACAGGATCAAAATTATGTATAATATCTAGCTTTTGGTTACTGTTATTATAGTAGTATAGATTACCGTTTAGTGTTACTATTTCATCACCAGTGTAATTAGTAGTGGTTAAATATCCATTAACTCTTTCCCAATATTCTACTTTTTCCCCATTTACCGTAGATATACCAACATAATCAGGGGTTTTACTGATAGCACTGAGGCTGATTGAGATACCCTGATCCCTCACACATTTATAGTATTCACCTCTAAAATATACGAAATAATTAAGATAATTTGAATCAACTCCTGTTGTGTCAATTAAATAACTATATGATGCTGAGATAGAATCCCATGCAGTATATCCTATATTTGGTGCGTAAAATATGGATCGATACCCACTTGGGTACGTATCCCAATTAGAATCATCCATTAAATTTAATGTAGGGTCTGTTACAATTGTATCGGACGTGCATCTAAATAATTGAGAAATTCCATTATTAGGTCCAGATGCAGTAACTGAAGTTACTACATTCGTATTACTATCTATGATAAGTTCTTCTGTTGTCCCATCTGGGTAAATATAAGCACTCGGTACGATTGATCCCGTTGCGCTCTCTGAACCATACCCATTGAACCCATAATCACCATTAGAATCTTTAAAATCATATCCATTAAATAATACGATATCACCAGTTGAATAATTAGTATTCCTTTCCCACTTCTTAATAATAGTCCAATCTGATTCTTGACTTATGTCTGTGAAATCCGCATCTATATCTTTATTAAGATCAGATAATAATATAGATAATTTATAGTTTTCGAAAACATTCGTTCCCTTTACATTCAAGCTAGTTATACTCTTCGTATCATTCACAACATTTGTTAATACACTATCGACCCCATGTAAAGAAATATTCAATCCTTTAAATAAAGTTTGATTAGGTGTTACTTGATCCCCCTTTGATAACTCAGAGAATTTCCTTTTCGGATTTACTAAACCATTATATGTTTGATTTTGACCAAAAACTTCATCGAAATAATTTGCACTATATGTTCCATAATTAAAATATTTATCAATTTCAAATCTATTATTAGTTACAATAGATAATGATTGATGTTGGACATCTGATGTGTATCCAAAATTATACGAACTATCAGATAGAGTGTAAAAATAATCTTCATTCCTACTTTGTCTATCAGGTATTAACTCTGATGTATCTGTTGTTCTATTATAACTATCCGCTTTACTATTTATGTTAAACATATATGGGTAATCATTATTACTTAAACTACCATTTATTCCCCACTTAGCTAATTTGCTATTTTTCATCCACATTTTATTTGGTCGGGTATTATTCTCAGTCACTTCGTATAGTTCATGAGTAGCAAGATATTCACTTACTGGAATAGATGATACTTTATTTTTATAAAGATATTTTTGAATAACATCACTATTAGAAAATGATAAATCACTTTCATATAATTTTGGCTCTTCTGTATGGACAATATCTTCTTCAAATTCGAACTCGTACTTAGAGAAATCAGTATCTAATATACTTAAATCGAAATCTTTAATATCATTGAAATTATATTGGTATATTTTAAATGATACTGGTAAGTTATTAATATCAACATCGTTTAAATTAATGACTGTTGTGTAATCCGAATCTGTTTTGTTAATGAAATATTTGAATATGTTATTTGATACAGTGAATCGGTAATCAGATAATACTTTCCAATCCGTCCCATCATTGACTAGCCTATGATATTTTCCATCTATTTCAATGATTATAATATCTGCCGTTGAGTCAACTGTGAATGTATCTCCTGAGATGTATGATATCGTATTATCTGTTCCAAAAGTTATAGTATTTAAATTGAAATTTGAATCTACATCTAGCGGCAATAAAATATCGGATATCACTTTAAAACTACCATCGTCTAATTTAGAAACTAAATAAAATTTAGATAAATATTCAACATAATATGTTCTATCATTCTTATATCCTCTTTCAAATGGGTCAACTTTTTCACCATTTAATGTAAATACTTTATTGACATTAAGTTTCATTCCTATTTTTAATTGAGGAGATTTATATGCTGTTACATTACCAACCTCTTCCATAGCACCATAGAACCCGTAATATCTATTGATACTCCACTTTCTTAAATTGTCTGGTGTTGCTGGTGTGTCATTGAATAAGAATTTAAAATTAACAATATAAGGATATATTAAACCACTGTCTTTAAACCCACTCGTTAGTATATCATTCCCTTGTGTAAATGTCATTTCCTTTTTGAATTCATCCGTCATTAATTTAGCTTTACTAATATATTCTCCTGTAACATAATCAATCCCTTTCCAATATGTAAATTCCCCATTATTGAAATTCAAATCTATACTCGATGGTGGTAATGTTTCTTGGTTGAAACTTCTTTCTATGAACCTACCTAATTTACTTTTTGGAGTAAGGTCATATCTATTAACAACTTTCATGTTATTCAATATTTCTGTTCTGAAATTGTCCTTTGTTAAGTCTATGATACCTGCGCCATCAACTCTGAATATTATAAAGTCCTTTGGTAAATTGCCTGGGTAAATATGTAGAGGTGAAAAGTATTCGAAATCTTCTTGGTAGTCTGTATCTTTCACATTAGCAGCACCACTCAGATAAATGTCATCTATTTGATCGCTGTAATTACTATACATAATATCAAAATCATTCAAATCCTTAGATTCAAATATTAAATCAATCGGAGTATTTTCCCAGAATTTAGATAATTCTTTATTATATAATAATCCATCAGGAATTATTTGTTTTTTATATCGATTATCACCCAATGTTGCAGAACTATCAAACGATTCAAAATACATTAAATCATCTGATGTTACTACAACTTTTGTGTTACTTGTTAAATTGGGGTTAGTGCGTAATAATCCAAAACTTTCCATTTATTATTTATTATTTATTTTTGTGGGGGTGTTATTATAGATTGATTAAAAGCTTTGTATTTAAACTGACTAACACTCGTTAATTTATTATTCTTACCTAATTTTTGAACCACTACTTTATTTCTATTGATAGTAAACTTAGCTCTGAATATAAATGGTTTATTTTCAGATTCATTTTCTAATAGAAATTTAACTTTTTTGATATGTCTAGTAGTCGATGATGTGTTATTTAAATCAATATAATCACTATCTTTCCCAGAACCATCATTAGGATCCAGTGCATTCATTTTAAAATAGATATTAAGAGGAATTATAAGTTCTTCTTTCGACTTAAAATTCTTAACTTTATCCGTATTATTCTCTACTAAATCTTCTAAATTTTGAATAGATGGGTGAACTGATGTTAAAAGTTTAGTCGCTGACTTCACACTTGGTGAAACGTCTGTCCATTTTTTAATATCTAATAATGAATTATTATTACCCACAAATTCTAATATAGTAGACTCATTGTATCCTACATTATATTCCGAGCTAGATAATATAGATGTGATACTATTTGAATTATCTGTTGTGAAATCATTGCCAATGTTTTCAGCTAATTTATTTGTTATAACATTGCTAGTTCTATTTGAATCACCACTATCAAAATTAACACTCCATAAATATTGATTATTTAATTGATTGTTCGTAACACCTGTTGAAGTGTTATATAATAATTCATCTCTATCATTAATCCAAAAAGTTTGAGGCGATGATCTTGAATAAATAACTTGATCAGTCACATACGTTCTGTTACTTAATAGACCTAATGGTGATGATGTAGATGCATTAACTACTTTTAAGTAGAAATCTTTTATGGTGTAAATATTATTTCTATAAACTCTACCTATAACAGACTCTTCTGCGTCATATTTGTCTAAATAATCTTCACATTCTACATTAAATTGTAATTCTGTATCATTTGGTACTGAAAATTCTTCATCCCCTCTGTATATGAATACTTGTAAGATACCACGAGTTCTGTTTATTTGCTCTTCTAAGGACTCCACCTTACTCACTAAATATCTTAGGTAGTCTAATAATGATTGCTGATTACCATTTTCATCTGGAATACCAGATAATATTTTATCAGCAACATGATGATAGTCAGTATCTCCGATAGTTACACCATCTGCAAGATGTTCATCTACATTATTAAGTTCACTTTTTAATTGCACGATTGTATCTTCTCTTGCAGCTTCTAGTAAAATGAATTCATCTTCTCCTAGAATTGATGATAAATCTGGGGGAAAATCAACTGTCAATATTTCCGACCATTCACTTTCCATAGGTAAATCAGGATACCCAACTTCGGATAAAGATTTAATTCTAATTTCCACTCTTTCACTTTTCTGTATAGGAATATCAATTTGTGTTATATTAGGAGTATCCGCATCTGAAACATCTTCAATTTGCCATACCCATAAATCTAAATCTATATCATATACCCTTTCTCTGCCGTCAGTAAGTAATAAATTCCAATTTGAAAACGCAGCATTAGTAGAAAGCCTACCTTGTGAATTTTTTAATTTGAATGTCTCTACTTGTGTCTCATTACCATCAGAAGATAAATATCTATATTCTATTTTAAATTGAACAACTTCTTGTGGACGAGAACCACGAACTACTTGAGCTTCTGGTATATCCCAAAAACCACGCACACGATATTTCGGTTTCACTTTTCGGTTCGTATTCGGACTATTGCTTAGTGTGATAATTTCATCAGTTGTTGTTTTTAATAACCTAGAACTACTTTCTTTTTTCGCTATTAAACTTTGTAATTCATTATTGAAAGTTCTCTCCATACTCTTCGATTTGAATGTGGATAATCTCATTTCAGTTTTTTTGGATTTAATTGAATTATCTAACTGAGATACCTCAGTTTTTAATTCTTTCATTTTTTTGTATTTAGTAGCAATTTCCTTTTGATCTTTATTATCAGTTAGGTGTTTATTTATCTGTACTACTTTGAAGTTGTCCGTTATTAATGTTGGTTCATTAGGTATCTTACCTAGACCAAGAGGTGTTTTAGTTTGTACTAAATCTTTAACCGCCATTCCATAATCTTCTACGGTTTCAACATAATACTCATCCATTGTTTTTCCATTGCTACTATCTTCGCTATTAAGAGTTAAATCATTTGTGAAATATGCAGAACCTAATGACCATTTCTTAGCTAAAAGATAATTCTCTGAATTAATTGGTCTCATGAATACTACATTTCTCTCACCATATCCAATCGTTATTTTAACTTCTTTATTATTAACTACTGGGCTGTAGATTTTCAATGTACCCTCACCAACTGGAATAGCTTCTAGTCCTTGTATTCTTTCCACTCTAATTCTTGGATTAGAACTCGCTTTAGATACTTCAAGTATCTTATATATCGTCGATGTTTTGTCGCGGTTTATAATTAAATGATCACCCTCTGCTAATTCTCTTGTTGAATTAGTATCGGTAGGAGCAATTACTGGTGGTAATGATGGTGCAGTTTCTGAAGTAGTTTCTGCTACAGGTGGGATATATGCTGTTCTTGATGATGTTTTGGTATCCACAGTTACAGTAGAATTTAATGTGTTCTTTTCTGTTAATAATAAGAAATTAAGAGTATTTAAGTGAAACCATAATTTCCTATTAAGCTGATCTTCTTCTATTTCTAATACAGAAAATTGACCATCATATATTAATTGATTCGGCTCTAAATTGAAATCTTGTTGATCAAAATATGGAGTAGTTGAATTTAAAATACCAGGTGTCGTTTTATGCCATTCAATATACTTATCAATGTTGATATTAGATTTACCCCTGAAATTAAGATTGAAACTAGTTAATGCGATTTGACCATTGGTAGTTAAAGCTCCGTGTTCATCTCTCTCAAGTTCTAAAATATATCTACGCACTAAAACTTGACGAACATCATCCTCAACTTTTTCATTTAAATCTATTCTAATTCTTAAATTTGGATTTAATAATCCATCGAAGAAATGATTCCTCTCACTCTCAAATGTAGAAACACTATTCAAATTAGCTATTTGATTCGGTTCTGTATTAAGATCTACCAATATCAATTTTTTATAAATATTCTCCGCAGTTTGTATTATTGCACCAGATTCATTTATAGAAAATAACGAATTTATATTGTTATTTAACCTTTGTATTTCGTTTGTTAAGTATCCCCATGAAGGTATATCGTATGTTGTTAATACTCTATTATTATCAGTGAAATCAACCGATACGCTAGTATCATTAGATTTCATTATTGAATTCATTTGCGTTAATAGATTTAAAGTGTTATTATTGTAATTCACTATTTGTTCTGCGACAGTAGCAAATGAATTTTTACTAGAGGGTGCTTTAGGAGTAATTTTAACAGACATAATTTTTAAACAATTATTTTTTATTAAACTATATATAAAAAGAAAACTATTTTCTATGGATAAATCTTCATTATTACAAAATTGTGTAGAAAAGGCATCAAGTGTCGTTAAATCTGTATGGAGTTTATTCATTCCCGATTATGAGAACCCATTATTTCCTAATAATTATACTATTGATGATGTTAAAATATTTCTCAGAGAACTCAACATAGAAATGTTGTTAGGTGTTATACCTTGTTTCTCAGTCTCATTTAGTGAAAGTATAACACACCATAAAAAAGTGAGGGATCTTATAAATTCAACTTATTAATATCACCTATTTTCCAATTTTTATTCTGTATAGATGGTAATTCATCTGGCTCAAGTTCTAATACCTTTTCATTGTTTAATAAGAATTCTATTTCATAGAAATTAAAATTAAAATTCAATGTGAAGGTTTGTTCTTGAAATGATTGTTGGCTATATGAGAATATTATCTCAGATATATTACTCAATATTATCTCGGTGAAATTTACTTGATAGATAGCATCTCGGTGAATATCTAATGATATTAATTGGAACGGTTCTGCAAATACGTTTAATACATCAAGATATTTAGTATCAAATATATCTCTAAGAATCATGTAATTCAAATCACTATCCACTCTACGAAACACAATTGATAATTCTCTCGTTGTTGTGATATCATTAATGTTTGTTACTGGACGATAGTTTCTCTTTTTACCCCTCATCAATGTTTGTGAAGGTAGTGTAAGAGCCATACCAGGGAATGCAATCTCTTTGATAGTGCTGTTTAAATAATCCAATACATTTTCATACTGAATCCAATTCTTTTCTAAAACTGGTATATACCTATCTGCGATAGACTTCGGTATAAGGTCACTTGGGAGATTGAAGGAGAATTGAGACCCCTGTGAATTGATTCTGATAGCTATTTAAATTATTTTTTGTAATACCTTATTTATATTCTTATATTCGGTGTAAGGTATTCTTACTAAGTATATATTGTTTTTCTCACAGTACTTATCCTTTATTTTATCTATTTTTTGTCTTATTTTAAAATATTCATCACCACCAAAGAAATCAACAGGTTTAAAGTGCTGAATTCCATCATATTCGATCAATAAATTTATGGATGGTATATAAAAGTCAAATGGTAATTTATTCACATATTTACAATCATCAAATGAGTGTTCTTTAATGTATTCAATATTATTTTTAGTTAATATTTTAGATATTTTATTTTCTCCTCTTGATATGGTTTTACATTGAGGACATCCTTGTTCAGAATTACTATGTTTTGATGCAGACTGCTCAAACACACCATGTTCTTTACATATTATTTTTATTTTTTCATCAATTCTCTTATAATCTACTAAACTATAATCATATTTATCACCATGTATTTTATTACATTTTTTTATATATGATTTAGTTGTGTAAGGAAAATTATGTGAGCATTGGGGGCAATTTTGTTTTAGGTTCATGTGATTAGAAACAGATTGGTTAAATATTCCATGTTCTTTGCAAATTATTTCCACCACACCTTTATTTGATGTTATTTCTTCAATTAAACTATAATCATATTTATTTCCATGTATTTTATCACATTTTTTAATAAAATAGTCTTTCGTTACTTTACCTGAATTACCATACCCATTTAAATGGTGTTGGGGAGTTTGTTTAAATACAAACCCATACTCTTTATCTATTAATTTAATAGGAGTTTTCCTATTTATATATTCAACTAAACTATAATCATATTTATCACCATGTACTTCTTTCGATTTTTTAATAAATAATTCAGTAGTTGGTTTATTTGTGATATGTCCATTTAAATGGTGTTTAGGGTTTTGTGTAAATATCTCACCATACTTTTTATCTATTAATTTAACTGGTGTTCTAATATTTACATAATCAACTAAACTATAATCATATTTATCACCGTGTATTTTTTTAGACTCTTTTATGAATTCCTCAGTTGTCATTTTATATCTACCATTACATTTAGAACAACCATGTCCTTCTTTATGTGGTTTAGCTCCTTGTTCAAAAATACCATGTTCTTTACATATTATTTGTATCTTATCACGACTCCTTTTATATTCGACTAATGAATAATCATATTTATTATTATGAACTTCTTTACATTTTTCTATATATTCTTCATGTGTTAATCTTCTCATTTACTATATATTAAAAATAATATACCCCTTTTGTGTGTTTATTCACATTATTTTTATTACATTTGTTATATAAATAAGTATGGTAATCAACGCAGATAATCCAATTAGTAAATCAGGAAGAAAATTAACACCTATCCCTAGAAAGAAATACTCACCTAGGGGAAGAAATTGGAAAGTAGTTGATAAGCTGTGGTCAGAGTGGTCGATTGAAAATGCGAAAGACGAAATGATTGGATGTGATTACTCCAATACACTTATATCAGCAATGGATATTAATAATATGTCAAAGGCTGACTATGATTCGTTGAGTATTATGCTCTTTGGTGATATTGATGTGAAAATAGAATATAATAATATAAATAATTAACTATGTCTGAATTAAACGCGAAGAAAATATATAAGAAACATCTGAAACGATGTATTCCAACCGATAAACATTTAAGCCCTAAGCAAATTGATGGTCTTACTTATGAGGCAACAATTGATGCATTGAATGAATTGATTGGTGTGATAGAGGAAGGAAAATCAAATAAATATGTAATCTATTCTGATATGAACCCCGATGAAATTGATAGCGAGGATGGTGGAATGGCTAAAATATTTACTACTGGTGGTGAAGAATATCACGATGATAATGGAATGTTCGTAAGAGTTCAATCTTGGGATGAAGAATTAAAACACACACAACTTAATAAGTTCGTGGGTAAAAGAATCAAAATAACAATTGAAGAAGTTTCAAAAATATAATTAAACTATGCCGAGAAATTCAGAAGATTATAAAAAAGCAAAGGAATTAGAATTGACCGATTTGAATCGATGGGAGGATGGGATTGACCATCACCCAATGAGTGAAAGGTTGGTTCGGTTTATGTCTGATCATGATTTAAATGATTACAACGATTCAATGTGTATTAAAGTAGGTGGTGATGGTGATAATGGAGAACAGATGATGTATCTTATGGATGCCTTTTTTGAAATGTTAGATAAACAATAAATGAAAACCTAAATTATGATATTAGCTAAAATATTTTATACTATGTACCATATTAATTATCTTTTTCACTACGAGTTATGATTGCTCGTTCTTGTAAAGAATCACGGATAATATCAACATTACCATTTTCTGATTGAAATAAATTAGACACCTCTTCCACATATTCGACACTACCACTCATTATGAATGTACCCTCGTATATAACCGTTGTTTCGTTTGTTTCTTCATTTGTTGATGTTAAGTAAAACATATTAACACCTGAATCATATATTTGTCTAACGTCATTTACTTTGTTCTTATTTAATTTAAAAACAACAGTTCCATTTTTAAGATCAATCTCTCCTGTCTTTCGGTATAAAGGTGTTTTAATATCTCTATTGTGGTTTTTAAAATACATATCTATTGTTCCCACTTTTAATAAATTAAAGTGATCTACGTGTACTGTATCATATGTTCCACTCCCAGTTGTTTGAGTTGAATTTGATGTATCTGCTAATCTACTAGCTGATTGTTCTCTATTCGCAATCTCATTTGAAGTTGTAGTATTCGAAGTAGTATTTGATTGATTAGTGACTGTTCTGATGTTTTTAGCTAATACGAATTTAAAAATATTATCAAATGGATCCACTATTATTTTCAGTTTACCGAACCCATACCATCTTCTACCACCCACAATAGCTGACTCTGATTTGGCTAATATATTATTTGAATTAACTAATATTGGATAAGGAACTTTGATTGTTTGTATATCAGATCCATATACACCTGTACCAGATAACGATTCATCCGAGTTATATTTTCTATTATTCAACCCATCAAATGCATCAAACATTGATCCACCACTTCTTAGATTATAAATTTTCGGTGTTTTGATACCATCTACATTTATTCTAACTAAACTTCTTGAATACTTAGATATTTCATCTGGTAGTAACCCATATGATGCTCTTCTTGTTATTATTGAACTATCAACCTGATCCACAACTCTCATAACCACCTCAATTGCGGCAGTTGTGGAGCTATATTTTATAATAGGTCTATATTCTATTTGCTCATTGAAATCACTCGTAACAAGTGTTGTTAATGTTTTTCCTCTAATATTTTCCTCAAACATAGTAATTACATACTCCACATAATATCTTTTACCACTTTGTTGAGGAACTTGTATCCATGTATTAAATTCCGCTCCTGTTCCATTATATGTTCCGTAAAGGTCAAACCAATCTCCATCTGAATTTGGTTCGATTGTTATTGATAAATTTTCATAATCTGGTGTTTGTGGAACACTTGTTTGATAAGGTGCTCTTAAAAGATATGTTACAACATTATTAATCTCTTCCTTCTTTGTGATATATCCGAACTCAATCATTATTGGTGAGGTATTGGAAATTCCAATACCGCCAGATATATTATAATTTATACTATTACTATTTGCTATATTATTAGTCCTTTGTAAAGAAATACCACTCGGTGAAGGATATGCGATTTCAATATATTTACCCCACAATTTACCATTCAATGTGTTGGGTGGTGATGATAATTGTAACTCACTATTAAATCTATCCTGATTTTGCTTATCAAAATAATAATTAGATAGACCAATTAAATTAGTGTTATCATAATCCATTATAAAAACTCTCAGATAACATCCAGAGTAATCAGCAAAATTAAAATCGATAGGGAAATGTAATTTAACTCTATCATATTTTATAGGTAAATTTTGTGTATATTCTCTGTCTTGTAAAAAATTGTATTGATCGCTATTTCGGATACCGTATTTATTTCTAACAGGATCTAACATCACTAATTGATTAGAGTATCTATTATTACTACCCTCATCATTTTTGGGCGCAAAGCTTCTTAAATCCTCATTCAAATCATGAGTGACTATGTAATTTTCTGATGTTAAAAAGGAATCTTCATAGATATATTCCATTAAAACTTTAGGGTCTAGTTGAACGAATTTGGATGTTTTCATGAACTATATATTAAATCAATTTTATTTCAATTAGGATTATTTTACTATATAGTGCATGGAGTTCATGTTAATTTTATTCTTTCACTTATTAGGTGATTATATATTCCAACCAAAGTGGATGTTTGAGAATAAATCTACAAATCTAATGGTTCTTATGGTGCATATATTAATTTATAGTGCGACATTATATATCGCGTTCCCTTTATTAGTTTTAGTTCTTCAGATATTCAGTGGATTACCAATGGTAGAATTTTTAGCCACATATGAGTTAACGGCTATAAATGATTGGAATTTTGGTGTATTTGTATACCTTTTCATAGGACATTTATTAATAGATGTGTGGACACATAGATTAGAAAATGTATGTAACGATAGATATGTAGATACGGATAATTGGAAATGGAAATACTTCTCAAGTTCTATAATAGGTATTGACCAATTCTTACATATGGTACATCTATTTATAATTTATAAAATTATTTTTTATTAATTAATAAAAAATTCATATATTTGTGGGATGTTAATAAAAGTATTAAATAAATATGATTTCAATGATTTAATGGTATCTAATGATATCACTAAGGAAAATGTGGGTGAAGTAAAAGACACATTTATAATTTCTATAAATGATAGTCATGATCATTATGGTAAATTCGAGTCATATTTCCAAGATGTTGAATCTGATAATGTACTGGTTTTACATTTCGATGATTCTGATAGAAATTTCACAATGGAATCGAAGGAAACTGGTGAAAAATTTGACTTAAAAATAATGACTGAAGAACAAGGAAAAGATGTAATATCCTTTCTAACTAACGTTATGTCTAATCTTAATAAAGATACTAAGTTATTAATACATTGTACAGCAGGACAGAACAGGAGTGGTTCTGTGGGGTTATTTGCGGTTGATTTCTTTAAGTATGATTCAAATAGATTCAAAATGGACAATCCTATAGTTAAGGGGAATGTAATTGTTACTACTATATTGAAACGGTTATGGTTATGGAGTCACTATATATAATTAGGCTGCTCCATTTTCTATTAAATATTCATGAACTTCTTTCACTATATTCTCCTGTTTTAAATGTGGATACTCTTTGATTAATTTTTTAAATAAATCTGTTTCTTCATCTTTTAGTTTTTCCATTTTATCATTCAGTGGGTTATAAAATTCATTAACACCATTTGCTTGAATTTCAAATTCTGCTAAACATTTAGTAACTTCTGCTACGAAAGTTTCTTGGTCAGTATATTCTTCAGCTCGGTCTTTTAATTCAGTTAAATTATCCAAGGTACCTTTAATTTTATCATTAACTGTGAGTAATTTTTCCTTCAAATTTAATAGTTCTGTATCAGTTGCTTTATAATCTTTTCTAATCCGAAGTGCTTGGTCTAAAAATTTCTTATGTATCATGTTATATTATTTCTTTTTAGCCTTAGCTTTAGTAGTTCTACTTCTAAGATATTTTTTAATAGCATCTTTAACTTGATTTTCGATAACTGAAGGATCTTCCATTAATTTCTTATAAATATCCCTAGCGTAGTAATCAACTATCGATTCATCTTCGAAATTCTCTTCCATCATCTTAATGAATTCTTTATTCGGTATTTTCTCATTAATTTTTAAATTAACAACTAAAGGGTGAACTTTCTTTGCTTTAGCCAACATTTGGTGAACTGGATTCACTACTTGTTGGGGTATGTGGGGTTGTCCATAATGATCTTCTTCTGTGTGATTCGGACCATTAGAAATTCTTCTTTCATCTCTTTTATTTCCCAATTCTTCTCGTGTTGGTGGATTTACTTTTTTACCATATGCTAATTCTTCTAATCTAGGATCTGATCTTTTTGTATCAGGCACAGTTGCTCCATACTTTTGTATTAATTGTTCTTCTTGAGTTAGGTTGCTTGGAGTTTGATCGTATTGTTGAGTGTATGGTTGATGAACAGGGACTGCTTCTTCCATAGGTTCTTTACCGATTGATCTCAAATTATCATTATGTGACTCTACAACACTACTGCTCATTTTTATATCAGAAGATGGGTTCGTTCTTCCCCTCTGCGTCCCTCGTAATAAAGAACCGTCATCTTCTCCAATAGAGAATGATTTATTAGTAGATAAATTTCTATGTCTAACTTCATCGGGAGTTATAATTGGTTGATCATTATTATTCATATTTTCTATTATTCTTGTTTGTTTTTGTATCGGAATTGCGGTGGGTATCGTTGTTCGTTGTGCTATAGGTGGTGTAGATACAACAGTTCCTTCATTTAGAGGTTTATAGAAACCAGGATCCCTAAGTCTTTCAGTTGCCACTCTTTCACCATTATTTAATATTGCTATATTACCTTCCATTCGTACTACAGTAACAGTTCTTCCTCTTCTATCTTCAAATTTCATATTATTAATAAGTGCTTGATTTTAAAATATATATCAAATAATCGTTCCTTTGTTTAACAAAAAAAAATGCTTTTTCGAGAATAGTCTCGAAAAAGCATTTAAAAATTTATATGATTTGTATTAATTAAAAGTCTAAATCATCAAATTCATCATCACTGAAATCATCATCACCACCACTAACTGCTGCGGCTTTCTTAGGTTCGCTAGTTGCTTTAGCATCTCCTATTTCATCAAAAGAAAAATCATCAACCTCAGTTTCATCGTTAGATTGAGATTTAGAATTCGAAGCAGATACTTTACCCGTTAGGTAATCAATAGCCTCTGTTACTTTTTCTTGTTGCTCTTCAGTCCAATCTTTACCAGCGAATGTCTCTAATTCAACCTCTCTACTTAATAAAAAGTTTGTGATTTTCTCTAAATGATCAGGCTTGATTCTACCTTTATCATTTAATGGAATTTGAACCCAGTTTTCTAATACACCTTCTTTCCAATTAGGTAATTTAACAGATGTGTTATTAGAATTAAATCCACTCATTGTGTAATCAGGTGCAGTTATTTCTTTCCCATCAATACTAAATGATTTGTTTTTAGCTAAAAGAACAAAATCTTTCCCACTGTGTAATTTAAATACATTACATTCGATTCCTGAGATTTCACCATTTTTTTCCATTTCAATAATGTCTTTAATCTGTTTTCCATAAGATAAAATCATTATTTTACCAACTAAATCAGGTTGTTGCTCATCTTCTAAAACTAAAACATAAGAGAAATATTTCTTAGAATATTTAATCATCTTAGCTTTTTGTTTTGCTATTGCATTTTTACTCTTATCTAACGTGAAATAAGTAATTGCCAAAGGTCCCCAATTTTCAGTTATGTAAGGCTTTTGCGTTACAGGATTGACGTTAGTTGGATCGTCATAGTATCCTTTTAAGTGACTCAACGATTCGGGCTGAATGTTTAAGTAGTGAGTTATTTTCTCATAATGAGATGGTCCTAATGCTCTTGTAATGTCCTCATTATACTTCTCCCCTGTGTATGCTTTCACATAAACTGGGTCGCTAGAAATGTTCGGTAAAAAACGTAGAACTGATCTATAACCTCTGTTTTTGTTTTGTGAACTTACTTTGTCCATATCCACACGATATAAGCCATCTTGACCTCTATCTGTTTGTTTCACCTCGTAAGATGATTTTTTGTCTAATGCTTCATCATTAAATAAATCTTCTGTGTAATCCATAATATTGCTAATTATTTTTTATTGCTATTAAAGCTGTTTTATATTATATCAGATAAAAATCAAAGGTTTATCTATTTTTGACCTTTTTTCAACCTTTTTAAGAGATTTAACTGATTGGTTTTTAATATATAAGAATAGTAGAAAAAGTTTCAAAAAATATGAAATATTTAAAAAAATTCGAATCTAACACACCTGGTATAGAGGGAACTAAATTAGTACTTGATGTAAATGGATATAAATTATATCTAATACTTTCTAAAGAGGGTGTGGTAAATTTATACGAAGATGAAGAAGATGGGAGTTGGTTTAATTCATATAATAAATGGGGATTCATGTATTGTATTTATAAAAATGGTGAATATATTTATACTTTTTTCATTAATATAGAAAATTACAAAGTAGAGGATATAGAAGAAGCTGAGCGTCCTGAATTCAGTCCTAGATTACCCGATGTTGAAGAATTAGATCAATTTGCGCATGAAATAATGGTTAAAACAGCTAAAAGCCATGATTTGAGTTCTGTGATGAAACAAATTAATGAAAATACCAAATCTAAGGGTATTTTAAATAAGATATTTAATAATACCAGATATGAAATTAAAAGTCAGTGGAGAGAAGTTGAGCAGCTTGGTAAACTACCGAAACATTTAAGAGAACTCGAAGAATTTTCTAATACGAATGCAGAACCTTTAAATAATATATTTAAAGATTCTATATTAAAAAAAAATATGTATGATGTATCTTTTAAGTCACTCGATTTAGAAGATTATGTAACAAATATTATCGAATTCATAAATAAAGTAATAAATAAATCTAATAAATTTGGGATAGAGAATTTTAATGGTGTAAATTTAATATTCGCTAAACTAGAATATAAATTATTTAAAATAGATACCTTTGCTGAAATAAAAGATTTTGATAAAGGATCTATCTTATGTTGTATGGAAGAATATTTTGATTTATATAATAAAAGCGGTAGAATACATTTCTTATTTAAGGACGATATATATATTTATTCCTTTTCTGTTGATCGTGATGATAATGAACTTTCTGTATTGGTAGAACCTGGTGAGCGAGTGGTGAAAATAGAAAATATTGAGTCAAAAGATTATATAGCATATAAGATAATCAAAAGTACTGCTAGTAGCTATTCGTCTACTGTGCGTATGATGAAACAAATTAATGAGAAACAACGTCCTATAAAAGAATTTTGGGAATGGTCTAAGAATAGTTATGGGATGGATAAACATAAAGTAGATTCACAATCTACTATGGTCGCTCATAATACACAACATGGCTATAGTGAGGAAGGTCAATGGGCACAAACCCAAGATGGTGACGTATTTATTGAACAAATAGAAGATGGGAATTATACAGGATTTGATAGAGATGGAGAACCAAAGTCAGGAAGCATCAAAGATATTATAAGAACTTTGATGAAAAAGGAAGTAATAAAAGAAAACGTAAATGAGTTGGAAGGTTTCGATCTTTCTAATTTAACAAAAGTTGGTGAAGGAAGTACATCGGAAGTGTATAGTGATGGTGAATTTGCTTATAAAGTAGTATCCAAGAGTAATGTACCAGAATATTATGGTGAATTCATAAATATCGATCATCCTAATATAGTACGAATATATGATATCTATGAAGTAAGAGATAACCTACGTGGTTATGACGAACCTTGTGTTATGAAAATGGAACTATTAGCAAATATTTCATTTGATGAATTAATAGATGATAAAGAGGAGTATAATAGAGTATCACATGAACTAAATACTGCGGAAGATTCTGTTCATAATGTAAGATATATTAAATCCAGTAATCCAGTATTACAAGAAATGATAAACTCAATTGTATCCGCAATGGACGTTTTGGGTGGTTATGCT